CAGAAATTCTGTCAACAACGCCTTCGTCGCATATGCCACCTATCGTAGGATTGGCAAGAGCAGTGACGAAGCCTACGCGTCGTTGGGAATTTATGGAGGTGATGACGGACTTGACAATGGTTCGATCGCTGAGGAGCTCCCAAAGACCTCAGCCGAACTTGGTCTTCGCTCAAAGACCAAACTGATCAAGAATGGAGACCCTGTTACTTTCTTAGGCAGAGTCTACCCCAACCCATGGGCGTCGGATTGCTCATTTTCCGACCTCACGCGCCATTTACCCAAGCTTCACGTCACCACCGAAATGGATCCGGCTATCCACCCGAACGACATTTTACGACGCAAAGCAACAGGTTTCCTGGCAACTGACCCATGGACGCCCTTGTTGTCAGACTGGGCCAAATACATCCTAGATAACTACCCCTCACGAGGAACTAAATCGAACGAGGCAAACTGGTGGGCTAAGGCTGTCAAAGAGGAGGGACCATTCCCCCAACTCCCCTATGATGCTTGCAAGCCCCACATTGCTTACAATTTGAATCTGTCCGTGAGAGAGCTGCTCACAGAGATTGACTCTGTGATCAGAACAGGACATTTGACCAAACCTATTGACCTCCGAGTCCCCCACAATGTTACCGGCGATATGATCGTTGGTGATGTGCTCGTAGAAGGAAAGAAGGAACACAACGAGGCGTTGGAGAAAGACCCTATCATGAGTAGCGAGAAGAGAAAAGAGAGGAAAGCTCTTGTGACCAAGACCACCCTGGCCGCAGAGAAGTTCCTAGTCCCCTGTGATAAAGAGGACGAAGATGAAGTTGTTCCCGACGTGTCACAGTCGTCGGGATCGGAACCTTCAGGGATCGATAGTGAACTGGAGGAAGCCTTGAGGCTCTCGGAAACGATTGAGGTGCCCAAGGCAGTTGTAAAAGCGCGATTCAGGCTGAACAAGCGGGATCGTAAAGTACCTAAGGCAGCTGGCCCCTCAGCTCGCCCGATGCTACCTCGTGCCAGGGCCCGCACGAACCCCAAAACAACAAAACCCCCCATTACAACCAATAGTCTCAATGCCCCCAAAAAGGAAACTCGCTCAACAGTCTGGCGCGCCAAACAAGCGCCGACGCCTAAACTCTAAGTCAGCTGTCTCCAGCTCCGTGGCTCCCCAAGCTAGCCACGTTCAATCAGGCAAGAAACATGTACAAATTTCTTCGCACTGTGTAGATTACTGCCACGCCCTTTGCAATCCATTTGACGCAGCCCCCGCCGGAATACCTTCCTTCCCCTCGCTCCCCACCTTGAAACAGAAGGTGTACTCGAGAGGAACCGCATACACAGGTACAGCAGGCGTGGGATTTGTGACATTTAGACCGCCAGCCGCGGCAGTGAACGATGTCCCTAGTGTGTGGTACACCGCACCTAGTTACGCCCTGAGTTATATCAACCATGCAACAGCCGTCGCCGCCTATAGCAACTCCCCCATCACGTCCGCGCAAGTCGA